GAATGTCATTACAATCTCACCCGTTGATTCCCACAGCAGTCAGCTTCAGGGTTCCGAGAGCCCATCTGCTCGGTCCTGCTTGCCTTAAACCTCCTATTCTCAAATGACAAAAAACTCTCGCGTCATTCATTCGACTCGCGGCTATGCCATGAAGTTCGGCCAAGTGCAGAAGCGCATGGCTGAAAACTGCTGCTTTGTCTGGGTAATCTACGGGGAAACCTTTAGAGATGCCACGATCCTTGAAGCGGCCAACATGCGCAAAGAACAGGCTAAACTAGCTGAACCGCTGCCATTTGCTGAGATACCGGGATTGATCTATCAGCCCTCAGCCTCAAATCTCGCACGCACAAGTCAAAGCAAACGCATGTCTACCGCATCCAGCCTCTTATTCAATGTTCGCCGGCATCTAGAAAGCAATCCTGAAGCCGTCCAGGTCATTGACTACGCTGCAAATCAAATCGTTTATGCCAGCAGGTAGACCTCGCATTATCAGCTCGCCCGAAGAGATGCTAAATAGAGGGTACGAGTATTTCGATGAATGCAGAGCTAATGAATCTCCTATCCTTGTGACTGGATTGGTGATAGCTCTTGGTTTGGCAAGCAGAGAAACGCTTATTGAATATGGCAAGCGTCCCGAATTTACTGACGCCGTAAAAGAGTTGAAGAATGTTTGCGAGAATTACGCCGAATCAAGGCTTTACGCGAACAACCCAACCGGAGCCATCTTTGCGCTGAAGAATTACGGCTGGAGCGATAAGACACAGCAGGAGTTAAGCGGCCCCGAAGGTGGTCCAATCCAGGCAGCGATCACGGTGGAGTTTGTGAAGCCGAAAGCATAGGCGTATATACGATGACCCTGATTTCGCTCAAAGTGAGCCCTGAAAAGCTGGAGCGTATAGACGCTGAAGCAAAGCGGCTCGGTATCACGCGGACGGACTTGCTTCTGAGGCCTTGGAGTGGTGAAACAATTGCGCTCCCTGAGAAGTTGGCCGAACGCTTCAATGCAGCCTATTCACATTTTCGCCCAGCCCATGCCGTCGACTGCAAATGCCTAATGTGCAAACCTCCCAAACCGTAGGCAAGATCCAGTTTCTCGATAAGCTGGCGTTTCTGTTTGAGCCTCACCCCTACAAGGTTCTGTATGGCGGAAGAGATGGGGTAAAGTCGTGGTCGATTGCACGGGCCCTGCTGATTCTAGGCACACAGCGGCCACTCAGAATCCTTTGCGCACGCGAGACGATGGATTCCATCAGGGAGTCAGTTCATCAGCTCCTAAGCGATCAGATTGGGAATCTAGGCTTAGACGACTTCTACCATGTACTGCAGTCGGAAGTAAGAGGGATCAATGGGACTGAGTTCGTCTTCGCAGGGCTACGTAAACAGACGGTTAGCAGCATTAAATCGTATGAAGCCCTCGACATTTGCTGGATCGAAGAGGCTTCAGTCGTCAGCCGGCGAAGTCTCACTATCCTACTCCCAACAATTCGCAAACCTGGCTCGGAGATATGGTTCAGCCTCAATCCCGATCTGGAAACCGATGCCGTCTATCAAGACTTTATAGTCAACCCGCCCAAGGGCGCTTTTGTCTGTAAGACGAGCTATCACGACAACAACTGGCTGAGCGAAGAATCCCGCCAGAAGATCGAAACCCTCCGCGAGCGCGATTACGACACGTTTCACCATGTCTACGAGGGCGCCACAAGGTCAACGGTTGAAGGTGCGATTTATAAGGCAGAGATTCAGGCTGCCGAGCGCGAGGGTCGCATAAGGTCAGTTCCCTTTGATTCGCTGCTTCCAGTGGACACGTTTTGGGATCTTGGCTTTGCAGATCGAGTCAGTATCTGGGCAGCGCAGCGTACACCGTTTGAGATTCGCATCCTCCGCTACTTTGAGGACGACCATCAAGCAATCGACTACTACCTAAGGGAGATGCAGACGTGGGGCTATGTATTTGGCACCTGCTTTCTGCCTTGGGATGGTGGCACGCGCAATCTGGGCACAGGCAAATCCATCGAAGAGTTGATGAGGCTGAAAGGCTTTAAGGTTCGCGTAAACAGGCAGTTGAGTGTGGCCGATGGGATCAACGCAACCAGAACCATCTTTCCTCAGTTGTACTTCGACGCAGCGTTGTGTGCGGACGGATTGCAATATCTGCGCCGTTATCAATGGGGCCCTAGTACGGCATTGGGCGTCCCACGATCACAGCCGCTGCACGACGACGCAAGTCACCCCGCCGACGCACTCAGAACCCTCGCAGTAGGCATCAAGGAACCAGAACGCAAGAAAGAGATGCCCAAGGCACCGCCCCGCAGAATTTCCGCATGGAGTTGACATGCATAGTGAACCAATCGAAGTCCTCGTGATTGGCGAGCATGACCCCGAAGACCACAGGCTCGTCAAGCATATCGTGAACGAATTACGCAAGATCAACCACACCGCTAAGGAGATAAGAGACATTATGAGCACAGTCCCCGCAGGCCTCGCAGCCCTCGAAACCGCCGACCAAGCGATTGCAGACGCAATCACCGCCGTAGCCAAAGCTATCAACGATGCCGTTGCCGCGCTCCAGAACTCAACAGCCGCAGAAGATGCGACCGTTGGTTCGGTTGCTGCCACCATCAACACTCAAGCCCAAGCGCTGAAAGATCTTGCCGCCGGCCTTGAGTCTGCAGTCAACCCTGCCCCTCCTGCCCCGACCGTCTAATGCCCTACAAATCACAGGCGCAGGAGCGTTACTTCAACGCAAACCGCGCCAAGCTCGAAAAGCAAGGGGTTGATGTTGGCGAGTGGAACGGTGCCTCCAAAGGCATGAAGCTGCCCGCCAAGATCAGCCCTGTTGCTGCAGCCCGTATCCGCGCAAAAGCGAAGGTAGGCAAGTGAAAAGAATTGCGTTGCTTCTGTTTATCGCGGTACTGAGCGCATCTGCTCAAAATTCATCGACCTATGGAAACATCACAAGATCGGCCTCGGCTTGCACTCTCGGGTCGGGCTCCGGTTATGTATGGTTCCAGCTTCCTGCAAATACCGGCAGTGTGAGTGTCGCCATTTCTGGCACATGGAGCGCCACGGTTCAGTTTCAGGGATCTGTAGATGGCACGACATGGACAAGTATTACCGCCAGTCCGCAGCCATCTGGAGCCGCAGTAATTTCCACGGCTGCCAATGGCACATGGTCAGTTGCAGCATCTGGCTTGGCCTACGTCTGTGTATATGCCAGTGCCTATACGTCCGGCACGGCCGTGGTAAACATGGCAGCCATCAGTGGCGGTGGTGGTGGCAGCACTACCGGGACCCCATCTTCTCCTGTCGGGTCGGTACAAGTGAATAATGCTGGGACGTTCGGAGCCCTTGCCATCAAGGCCACGACGCAGGCACCATCGCAGGCTCAGTTTATCTTCAAAGGTGATTCTCTGACTCGGGGGGAAGGTCTAACCGTTTCGACGCAATCCTACCCATCGAGATTCGGCAATTGCGCGACAAGTGGATCTCCGCCAACCTGTATAGCGGCCACCACAGGCAAATCGTTCGCAGGGCCATCGGCCACCATTGTCAATCTTGGCGTCAACTCGGAAACCCTTCAGACCGCTCTGGCGAATTACACCACCGAGGTTCATCCCTATTGCATTCAGGCCACGGCGACAGTTCCCGTCTTCCTGCATTTAGAGGAAGGCATCAATGACATCCGAGTAAACAGCGCGTCGGCAGCAACCATTGAGGGCTACCTGACAAGCTATTGGGCTGGCGCGGTTGCGGATGGCTGCACGGTTACAGCGGCAACTCTTACGCCTACAGGAGATATGACGGCAGCGGGGGAAGCGACGCGATTGGCTGTCAATGAGTGGATCCGTTCGCAGATCAACCTTTACTCCTATCTCGATGATCTAGCGCAGTTCCTGCCCGCTTCAAACAACACCGTCTGGTACCAAGGCGACACCATTCATTACACCGCAGCGGCGGCATCTCAGATTGCCAACAATATCAACGGCATCTGGTCGGGCAAGTTCGGATTCCAGACGATGGAACCTCTTGCGGCGTTCAATGGATGGGTGACGACAACCCCGACGCCAACCTGCTTAACAGGGACAGCTACCGCTATTTCGAGCGTGGTGGACGCATTGATCGTGAACAAGACTGCTTGGGTCAATCTGTCGATCACGCTTACCACAACCGGAACCTGCAATGGAACATTCATCGTGACGCTGCCATTTACCACCGCAACAGCAGGTCCGGGCGCGGTCATAGGATGCAGAGAGCGAGTGAACTCAGGGAAAACATACACGGGCACCATGACGGCTAATTCCAGCTCGGCAACCTTTGTCGATTACAACAACGCTGTCAGCACTGCAGCAGGGCAGATCTTGGTCTGTACTTCGGGGCCAATTCATATAAATTGAGG